AGGGATTTGTTATAGCGACCAACGGAAGCGTTGACACCATGGCTATGGGCAACCTCTTGGGTTGCCTTCTTGTCGTACTTTCGTGCAGTCCACTGGGAGATGTTCAGTTGGACAAGCAGAGCGCGGTCAGAAAGGTTCATGGTAACATATCCTTTGGTTAGCCTCATCAGTGCCAGCGTCACTGGCAGACAGGGGCCGTAGCCCCTGTTTCGGCTTAGAACATCACATCGTGGTGCTTGACCACCCAGTTGCCGAACGCTGCCGTATTGTGCAGCGCCTTGTCACGACGAACGGCCATGCTAACCGTGAGGACGCTGAACTCAGGCGACATACGCTCAACGTACTGGCAGACACGTTCAAAGTTGGAAGCGGTAGCACGCATGGCGAGAGAACCCGACAGGGCGTAGAGCGTAGCAGGATCGGTGGGTACTTCCGACGTAGTCGGGTTAAGCAGGATGGCGTCAGGGTTGGGCAGCTTGCGGAAGATACGCAAGAACCCAGTAAACTCAGCGGCAGGACCCTCGCCCACTGCACCCTTGAACGTATCGAACTCGACCTCCTTGGGCACCACGTCAATGGCAGGGCTGACACGCTCAGCCCAACCACGGGGAGTAGCATTCTTGGAACGCTGCGGATCGAAATCATGCAGCAGTGCCGTCTTGAAGTTGATGAAAGCGATAACCTCGGGCCGAACGCCGTTGTTAGAGGCCCACTGCGTCCAATCCATGTGGTGTGTTTCAAGCTCGAACTCGTACTCACGGTCAGCCAAGTGGCTGAGCACACGGTTGGCACCAGCACGATCCTCCTGCCTGTTGCCAGTGGAGAGGATATACCAGTTGTCGGCGATAGGCACGCCGTGCAGTTCGCGCTCTTGGACAAGGTTAGCCAACGCCTTCTGGAGGTCGTTGCCAGCCTGATTACGGTCATCGAAGCACAGCACACCGGGCTGTGCGTTATCATGCTTAGACCCCTTGGCAGGGAACCAATCGGGCAGCTTGTAGTACAGCATGGGCTTATCCACCATGGGTACACCCAAATCCTCGACGGGCATGGTGGGCAGATGTCGCTGGATGTACTGATAGCCAAGGCCCTTGGCTACCTGCTTAACGATGGAGGTCTTACCACCACCGGGAGGACCGACGATAACAGCGGAGGACTTGACATCGTTGCGGAGCAACGAGGAGATTGTTTCAACCAGAAGTGAAGCTCTCATATTTAGGTTCCTTGTTGTTGGTGGGTTGGTCGAGGTCGGGAGTGTCGCATGGTCCGGCTGGGCGGTCGATGCGGCACGGTGTCGCAGGGGGCCGCTGCCCCTGATTTGTCATGGATAGTCCCTGCTACGCAGGGTCGCAGGGGGCCGCTGCCCCTGATTTGTCAGGGGCAGCAACTGTTAGTTTAGAAGTAGTTAAAAGTTACAGAACTCAAGTCACCTGCTTCGCAATGGTAGGAACATTCATGCTAGGGGCGTACAACCGCTTCTTGTACCCATGGCCTACGTTGATAGCGCGATAGTACTTAGCCGCTTGGTGGATATTCCCGACAAAACGGTATCGAGTGCGGTACGCACTGCGGTTCTTGCCCACTTGGACCAAGAACTCAGTCTGGTTGGTGTAGGCCATGCGCTTGCCGTCTATGGTTACAGTCTTCAATTCGATTTCCATTTGTTTCCCTTTAGCCTCATCAGGCAGCGCATAACGCTGCGACCGCCTCACGGCGGTTTCGGCTTGGCTTAAGCAAAGAACGTGAACTCAGCCACGTCACAGGCGAGGACACCATAGGGTGCAGCGTCATGCCAACGCATAAACTCAGTGTCTTCCGACACATCGACGCAGTGGCAGGACCCGTAGGTTCTAACCATGTCAGCGGTAAAGGCTTCAAGCTGGGCTTGATCCTCATCCTCCAAGCCGCTTTCGTCGCCGTTCACCAGAGGTGAGGCCCAGTGGGTGGGCAGCATAAGGGTATAGGTCTTGATCTTTTTCTTAGACATTGCCGTTGATCCTTTCATTAACGAGTGATGAGTATCCAAACCTATCCAAGAGCCTGATCTGCTCAAGGCTTAGGGCCACTGTGTCACAGTGCGGATGCGCTTGCGTCCTGTGCTTGGACGTTGTCGGGCTATACCTTTCCCTGTTCTCGAACCACGTATTGGCCCTAGGAACATAGATGAACAGCGGCCAGTGAACTCCACAGGAGTACACAACGTAACGAGCACCACCATTTTCTATGCCGTTAAGCCCAACCCACTCAGCATAAAGCTGACTATTGGAGTTCTTGAACGGCTCCTTGCGTTGTACATAGGGACGGGCTAGCCGTCCGTTAATTCGCTTAGACATAGTTTGTTTTCCTTTAGCCTCATCAGCGTGGGCAGTACCCACGGACGGCAGCAACGCTGCCGTTTCGGCTTAGGTGTGAACGTAACCATCCTTCTCAATGGCTAACCACATGCCGCACCACTGGACGACTACTGCGTTATCCATCCCAAAGGTGGGCTGTATGGAGGCACGGAAGTTTCGATAGCTGATACCCTTAGCCTTGAGGTCACCATGGGCATACTTACGCTTAAGGGAAACGGCTTGGGCTTTGGTGATGCGAAGCATCAGGCATACTCCTTGTTGAGGTGGTTACAGGCTGTGGCGATGGCGTCTTCGTGGTTGTCAGTGTAGTCACGGTCCCAACGGACCTTGACGCTGTTGCCATTGGGGTTGGACCCGGTGAAGATGATGCGGTTAGCCATTAGATCATTCCTTCTGTATAAGTTACGAAGAGGACGGTGCAGGACCTATAGGGTGTAAACTTAAGCATATCGCCGTAGTCCTCGGTCCTACCACGGACATTGGACAGACCCATAAGCGCCTTAGCTTTACGTAAAATAGCCCTGTTGCTGTTTGTGTTTACACTAAAGGTGGTTCGACGGACCCATGAATAGTTGGCCTCGCCACCAAAGGTGTCGGTGTATTCCACTGTAAACTTAGTCATCTCTTTACATCCTTATGGGTTGACACCGATGTCAACCGAGCCGCAGTGTCCCAGAAAGCGGGTCCGATGTCGATGCGACATAGTGTCGCAGCCGCAACTATCTGTAAAATGGGTGTAAACTATCCGAACTATCTATTGTAAACAGATAGGCTAAGTGCTTGATATTGCCACTGAATTTCACTACTATCTGAACTATCTGTGTTTTTTGTGTTAATGTGGGGGTAATTTAGGAAGCCATTGGGATTGAAAGTTTACAGGGCTTGTTACGCATCCGAAATGAAATCCGAAAAAAGGGGATCAACACTTAAATTTTTACGGATAGTATAGATAGATTAGATAGTTAAAAGGTAGGGATTCGGCTAAGTCCTTGGTATCATTGGAACTTCCTCAAACTTTACGTAAAGTTTAATGTTCTGTTAACGTCAAGTTTCAAAACAGATAGTTTAGATTGCTGCACTGCACAAATCGCTAAGTCATTGATTTCATTGAGTGTAAACTTTCAAATCACAGATATTTGACATTAACAGTACATTAACTTTACACTTTTCGCTTTACAGTAACCTTAACTATATGTTGCAGTGCGGTAAGTGTACATTTACAGTAAACGTATACCATAAGCCTTAGCTGTCCATATTTTTAGGGCAAGCTATAGGCCCCCGACGTATGGTCCTACTACACACCAAAGCGCGACCGCGCGCACGCAGACAACAAAAAACCCCTCCAGCCGAAGCCAGAGGGGTCAGGGTCAATCGTTCCAGTGGAACACCCAGAGGTATCCGATGCAGACAAAGACGAGGTAGAAGCCGAGGGTGAGTAACATGGTGTTCTCCTTTGGTTGAGGGTAGGCGGGCCTTGCGGCCCGCCCTTGGTTATCGTTGGCTGAGCACTTCTATCCGGTGCTTCTCCTTGAGGCGCTTCTTGAGCGCCTCGCTGTGCTTTCGCTTGACGGTCACTTGGACCGTGTAGCGTTTGCCTTTAACCTTCACGGTCAGCGTAAGATGCTTGTTCACTTTAAGTTTCCTTTGTTTGAGGAGGGTGGGTCCCGCCCGGAGGCGGGACCCTTTGGTGTTACTTGCTTGCCCGGAACTTGGCTTCAGTCATCGCCTTCTCGGACTTGAAGGCGGCTCGGATTTCCTTCTCATGCTTGAGAATGGCATCCCAGTGCCAAGCGTAGTATCGGGCGGTGAGGAAGCCGTTCCCTGCCGGAACGGTCACGACGATCTGCCCCTTGTCGGTGAAGGACACCGCACTCGCAGGCTTTGCAGCCTTTGCTTCGGCCTTTGCTTCGGCCTCTGCCGCCCGCTTCTCAGCGGCTTCCTTGTCAGCCTTGAGGCTGAGCACGAGAGCCATGAGTTCTTCATTAGAGGGCATAACGGCCTTTGCGTTCTTGGTCATTTGGTTTCCTAACGATGTTAATCAGCAGGGCAGGATTGCCCCGCCGGAACTGGAAGGCATCTGCTTTCCAGTGACTCCAATGTGGCATAGCAGTACCAGATTGTCAAATCGGCGTGCAATCCCAGCGGTTTGGGCCTTGCCGCGCCATGGGCGCTCATAGGCATCGCGCACGCGCAATCGCGGCGAAAGGGCGGCACCGGGGGGTACATGGACAGAGAAAATCGAACGGCCCCCCAAATGTAGGCAACCTCTTAAAGCAAGACCCCTAAAACCAATGTTAAAATTAACAGACATCCGAAACCAATGTTAAAATTAACAGGCATCTAAAAACCAAAGGTAACATTAACATAGTTAAGTTTAACCCAAGCCTTTGATCCGTCACATTATTCCTGCTAAAAACGCCCCGACGCTTGGTCGGAGTATACCCATGGCAGAGTGCTTGCGGTGTAGTGTTGTCTATGAGCAACGAAACTCGCTCCACAACTATTGCTCACGACGATGCAGAGATAAGGCGCTGCACGGTGTGGAGTACCAACGAGCATGGGTAAGCGGCAACTGGCAGCGATACCTCAACCGATTGGCAAGGACGAGGCAAGCCCGCAAGGGCTTATCGACCCAAGACCTGCTGGATATTCTCGAAGAACAAGGCGGGCGCTGCGCACTCAGCGGCGTCAAGATGACCAACATACTCGTTGAAGGCCGCAGGGTCTGGACGAATGCCAGCGTGGACCGGATAATCTCTGGCGGTCCCTACATCAAAAGCAACATCCAATTGGTATGTGCGGCGGTCAATAACTTCCGCTCACAGATGTCAATCGAGGAGTACCGTGAATGGTGCCGCCTCGTCGCGCGGTTCCGTGGTCTACCGAAGAGGAAATGATATGCACCCGCTTTGCCCAACTGTCGTTGTCTGGAACGATATCTTCGATGAAGGCTCCGAGTGGATACACCCCGGTGCGCCAGATATTTTACCGATCAAGGTCCGCTCTACTGGATATCTTTTACAGAGCACAGAGGACTTTGTTGTGATCGCCCGCGACTACTACGACCATGCTGAGCAGCGCGTGTACGGTGGCCGGATGGTAATTCCAAGAGGTTGCATTGACAGCATAACCTGTATTGACTTATAGATATGGTATGTTCTCACCAGTTGACTACACCAAATGGACGGATCGGCTGTGCTTTGACATCGCGCTGCGCCTAGAAGGCAGCGGCGAAGATATCCCCGATATCCTCCAACGCCACAGCATTACACCCGTGGAACTCGCGGAGTTCTCGAAGGACCCGGTCTTCGACAAGAAGGTCAAGCACTACCGGGACGAAATCCGCGAGAAGGGCATCACCTTCCGGCTCAAGGCCCGCGCACAGGCAGAAGAGCTTCTCACGACCTCGTGGACACTGATCCACCACCCGGATGTCAGTGCAGCCGTAAAGGCCGACCTCATCAAGTCCACCGTCAAGTGGGCCGGTCTCGAAGTCAAGGGTGACACGCCAGAGAGCGCAGGCGGTGTTTCGATCACGATCAACCTTGGTGGCGAGAAGCAGGAGATGAAGCTTGTCGAACATGAGTCTGCTGAGTGAACTGACGTTCGCCACGGCGAACGAAGCAAAAGCGATGGAAGACGAGTTACGCGCCGAAGGCGCTTCGTTCCGCACGCGGATCATAAAGACCCGCAAGCGCGGATTGGAATACAGGATAAGTCTGCTCAATGGGCCTTGATATCAACTATACGCCGCCTGCCACCGGCAAGAAGTTCATGGCGTCGGACGCCAAGATGCGTGTGCTTCTGGGACCTGTCGGCTCGGGCAAGAGCGTTACCTCCTCCTTTGAGATCGTACGGCGTGCGTCCATGCAGGCTCCGAACGCGCAGGGCATACGTAAGACCCGTGCGGCAGTTGTCCGCGAGACGGCGCGTCAGTTGCAGGATACGACCATCAAGACGTGGCTCGACTGGTTCCCTCCGGGGGTGTGCGGCGAGTACATGCGCACGACGAAGACCTACTTCTTCAAGGTGGGCGATGTCGAGTGCGAGATCATGTTCCGTGCTCTCGATGATGCTGACGACGTGGCGAACCTGAACTCCCTTGAGTTGACCTTCGCGTGGTTCAACGAGTGCCGGGACATCCATCCTGACATTGTCGATGCGATGTCCAAACGTATTGGCCGTTTCCCATCCAAGAAGGACGGCGGGCCAACGTGGCACGGAATGTGGGGGGATACCAACCCGCCGACCATGGACACATGGTGGTACTACCAGATGGAAGGGCTTGACCCCAAAGATGGCGTTTCGGCCAACAACAACGGCTGGGCAGTGTTCAAGCAGCCGTCAGGCCGCAGTCCGTACGCAGAGAACATCGAGAACCTCCCTGACGGGTACTACGACACACAGGGCCGCAGCGATGAATACATCCGGGTCTACATCGACGGTGAGTACGGGCTTAGCTCGGCGGGTATGCCAGTCTATAAGTACTTCCGCCCTGATTATCACATGGCCTTTGAGCGTCTTCGTCATATTGCCAACGGTGTTCGTCCTGTCGTTGTGGGTATGGATTTGGGCCTTACGCCTGCTGCTGTCATCGGGCAGCAGGACCCGCGCGGGCGGGCGCTCGTTCTCGCGGAAGCGGTCAGCTTCGACATGGGTGTCCAACGCTTCGTTCGGCAGGTACTCAAGCCGCTCATCTACGAACGCTTCTCCGGTTCACCCATCCTCGTCGTCACCGATCCTGCCGGTATCCAAAGGGCGCAGACTGACGAAAGGTCTGCTGTAGATATCATACGAGCAGAAGGGCTGAAGGTAATACCTGCGAGGACCAACTCGATCTCGGCACGCATCAACGCGGTGGACGACTACCTGATGCGTCAAGTGGA